TCTCGCGCGGATTTGCAGGACTGGTGATGTTCTTGCCGAACATGCAGCCTTTCGCCGTCAGCGACCAGAATTTTTTGATGTTGTTAATCGCGGTACGGCTGTATCGTTCGCGCTGCTCGACGATCCCCAGCTTCACCATCTGGTGATATGCCTGATTAGCCGTAAGGCGGATACCATACTGTTTCAGCAGTGCACTCAGCGACAGCGTAGGGCGACTTGAGCCATCAGGCGCGTCAGCAGGAGCATCAATGGCATAGCGCGGTGCCAGATTCGGTAAGCCAACAGCCTCCTGGAGTTTCTGACAGGCACCAAGCACTGAAGAGTTAGACAGGTTTAATTCCCGGCGCATAAAGTCCAGCAGAATCACACCAGCCTGCATCTTGTCAGCAGCCTGCCCGGATAATTTTTCCGGTGCGCTGGTTACCATATCGAAAGTACGGATCACCTTCAGATGGAATGCCGGGCTGATCCACATTGTATAGGCATACACCAGTTCCTTGCAGACATACGTTCCCCGTTCATTTCCCCCATGAATCACACTCACCGGGTCAACACCCAAATTCTGGGTGTTGGTCAATTCATGAACAAGCTCAACAGTTTGTTGGCTGGAAAGAAACTTTCCTGGCTCCTTGGTTCTGGCATTTGCACCAGATGCTACTGCTGCGCGATGCAGATCGTTCAGGCTGTAACGCCCATAAGCATCACGACGAACTTCAATACCATCAATGACCATCAGATTATTCATACTTCGTTTCTCCTCTTAATCAGGCGGCTGCACCCGCCGTTTTCTCGTACTTACTGATAGTGATCTCGACCTTCCCTTCCGGGATAACCGGTCCCCACTCCACCAGCATTCTTTTCACCTGACTGTCGTCTTCCCACACACCCGCGTGGGTCAGGGCGTCAAACAGCGCCTTGTTATAGTTGTCCAGATCGCGGATCCGGTTATCCGGAGGAAACAACACGATCTCCACTGAAGCAGGTGCCGACGTTGGTTTTGGCAGACGACGTAACTGCTCAACTATTGCTGCACACGCCGCGCTCTGGAATTTGCGCCCCGCCGCGCTTATCAGGCTCTTACCAGCAAACGCCCCTTTGTTGGGGTGTCGCCAGTACGTGTTCACGCTGGGCGGGAAAGGCAGGATCAGCTTCATGCCACCATCTCCCTGACCAGTTTTTCTGCCTGCTGGCGAACCTGCGCCAGAAAGGCCTCACCACATGCCTAAAGTTCATCGCGCCCGATGTAGCTGATTGCCGGTCCCTTCCAAGTCTTGTCAAAAACAGCAATAGCACCAGCGAAGAAAGCGCCTGTCGGCACCTGCTTCTCATCTTTCGGGATAAACCAGGCAGGCAGTTCAAAACCAATACGCCCGCGAATAAAAGCAATATGATCTGCATCTTCCGGCCACCACACTTCGCTGGTGGCAGCTTTGATCAGGAAAACATAGCGCCCGCCCTTATCACGCATGGCACTGGCATGCTTCATGATGTAACGCATGCCGGTGATGTATTGCCCCTCATGCTGACTGGCGCGACTGTATGGTGGATTGCCAAAGGCAGCACCTTTAAGCTCCGCAAGGCGTTCTGACCAGTCACGCGCCAGCGCGTTGTCTTCCGCCGTGTAATACGCGGCACATTTGGCATTATCACCGTCAGTGAACAGATCCAGAACAAATGGGCCAAACAAGGTGTTAATTCCCCAGAAAATGCTGTCCGGCGTGCGCCACTGATCGCCCACCTCCTTCAGTTCATGGGATGGTTTGTTCCGCAGCTCCACCAGCGCCTGACAATATTTATTACTCATTAAGCCCCCACGTAAAAAGCATCCGCAATGTCTCCGGAAGTACACCCCGGATGGGCTTCAATGAATTTCTGAACTTCATTCAAAAGACTCATGATCACCCCCTGAATCCTGCCGGGATCTGGCTGTAGTCCACGTTGTCGTAACTGGCTTTGAAGTACGGATCTTCGCGTTTTTCTGTGTACGTGCTGACGGACGGCGATAAGCGCAGGGAAAGCTCATCCCATTTTTCCCGCAGCTTCGACGGGCTGAGCACGTTACGGCACCAGAACGGATCGCGGCTGACGCGGCTGTACATCTCGCAGATTTGTTTGTGAGTACGACCATCCTGCACACACATCAGGCGAATTTCGTTTGCCCAGGCTGTCCAGTTCGGTTCTTTGGGACGAACCACCTCGCCGTCACATTCGGCAGCCTGCTCGTACAGGGCGATGATTTTTTTCCAGAGCCACTGTGCGCAGGTCAAATCATCCTGCGTTCCCCACTGGCGCTTTTTAGGGCTGAATACAACCGCATCAGGATGGCGAGTTAAAAAATCCTGTTCAGCCTTCTGCGTGTCCGGTTGCGAAGCGCCCGGACGAGAAGGTTTTTTATCTGACGGATCATGTTTTGATTTTACTGACGGATCCCCGCCAGATTCTGACGGGTGAAAACCCGCTTTTTTGCCAGATTTCGACGCATCAAATTTTGACGGGTCAGATTTTGATGCGTCAGATTTTGACGGGTCAGAATCTGACAGTTGAGAAAATGCCGCTGCCTGAAGCTTCGCAACGTTAAGCTGATAAACATTCGACGCATTGCGGTTACCCTGGCGACGCGCCTTACGCGTTAACCAGCCTTCTGCTTCCAGCCGTGCGATAGCCGTTCTGACGGTACTCATCCCCGCGCCAATCTGGCGGGCAATGGTTTCAATTGATGGCCAGCACACACCTTCGTCATTACTGAAATCAGCCAGGCGGGCCATAATTGCTACGCTGGATAATTTCATGCCTGACGCTGCGCAACCATCCCATACATAGCCGGTTAATTTAGTGCTCATGACCGACCTCTATTTCCCTGAATTTACGACGAAACTGTTCGAGCGGACTGAAGCACTCATGCTCATAGCCTTCGCGGAGGTAGATAACCCGTTGTGTTTCCGGCTCCCAACGAATGACTCTGACGGGCACTCCGTAGTGATCTTTGAACCAGCGGTTAACTTGTTGCAAAGGACTGTCTCCTTCTGCCGGTTGAAATCACCCACAGCCCACTCTGCAAAGCTGTGGGTTACAATTTCCCTGTCACCTGGTACATTCACTGCATAGCAATACTCCACCTTCGCTTTTCCACCCGGCACAGGAAGCGCAATCAGTTGCGAGCGACGGTAGTGTGTTGTTAAACTGTTCATGCGTTAGTTTCTCCACAACCAGAAGCAATCGACGCCACGACGCCCGGAGCTGCACACTCGCGGGCGTTACTCTTTTCCGGCGCACAAAAAACACGAAATAACAGTGTTAAATGCTCCTGCCACTTCGCCATTACTTGGTAGCTGTTCTCTTCGATTTGCTCACGCTCAGCCTGATCAATAACTCCATCAGCAGTTGCCTTACGTAAGTACTGGGAATGCTTGCCAATCCATTCTATTGACTCCATCAGCCGCTGATTAATGTCACCATTGTCAATGTCATCAATGACCACCAGCGGCACAAACACCCCATTACTACGACGGGCTATTGCATCCGTTACATGCCTGGTACCACTGGCATCCTGTAAAACCATGGCCCACTCGAGTGGAAAAATTTGATCCCCACCGCTACGCAGTCTGTTATGCAATTGATCTTTTGCTGGGGTGATATCATCAGATTTATACAAACCAAGAATTTCTGCTGCTTCCTCATAGCCATGAGGTAAATCAGCAATCGTTCTTCGTATTGCTGCCACCAGCCATGCTGGCTGTTTATCAACTTTCCATTCAGGTTCTTTACCCACGTTTAAGTCCTCATATCTGTGGTTTCTGTAAATCGATTTATCCATTAGATTTTTCATAAAGCTCAGGTTTAAATGGCAACCGTCCGCAAGTTCTATATGCAGCCTCTGCTGCACGTCCTTTTGGAATTAACTGGCCAGGACGGTTTCGCCACTGATAAACGGCTTCAGTTGTTATGCCGAAAAAAGCAGCAACTTTCTCAATGCTGCCGAAGTAGCTTTCGATATCGTCAGTCGTCATATGCCCTCCAAACTAAGTTTTGTTAGATCTTAATTATCAATCTATCTTAGGTCAATAAAAACTAAGATTACTTAGTAATTAAAGAAATGGTGCTCCTATGGAAACAGTTGGTCAGCGTATAAAAGCTCTGAGAAGGGTTACCAGAACGTCCCAGAAAGAATTGGGTAAATTTTGTGGAGTAAGTGACGTTGCTGTGGGGTACTGGGAGAAAGACATCAATGTCCCTGGTGGGGAAGCACTTTCAAAATTAGCGAAGTTCTTCAATACGTCAATAGATTACATTCTTTATGGTGCTGAGTTTGAAGGCAAACTCGTCACAAACATGCGCAGAGTTCCTGTAATCTCGTGGGTGCAGGCTGGGCAGTTTACTGAGTGCAGGACAGCAGAAGTGTTTAGTGAAGTAGACAAGTGGGTAGATACATCATTAAAGATTGGTGATAACTCATTTGCATTGGAGGTTAAAGGCGACTCCATGACTAACCCTAATGGCCTCCCAACAATACCAGAAGGCGCAACAGTGATTGTAGATCCTGATGCAGAACCCCGGCATGGAAAAATAGTCATCGCTAGACTTGATGGAACAAACGAAGCCACAGTAAAAAAATTAGTTATCGATGGCCCTCAAAAGTTTTTAGTGCCATTAAATCCCCGGTACCCCAACATCCCGATCAATGGTAATTGCCTCATCATTGGTGTAGTCAAAGGAGTTCAATACGAACTCTAGCTCCCCCTTTTCTCTAACCAAAACACCGAACTAAGAAAAGTTTGGTGTTTCCTCTTGCTATTAAAACTAAGTTAAGTTAGATTTTATATCAAAGATAACGAACAGGCAGGACGCCCACGAAGTAGCCCGCCCGGTACGTACGAAGACCGGGATGATTCGTTAGCGGATGATTTCAGTGGAGAGAATAGATGAATGAGCAGGATTTGAAGCATGTGATCGCATTGTTGCTGGAAGACGCTAAACGTTTACAGCAGATAGAGCCAAATGCAGGCACTGAGGCCCGTATTTTGTTAGCAAAACAGGCATTAAAGACTTGCGGGGCGCAAGACCCTGATCGAACCAAGTTCATGAATTTCATGGCTAACACGATCACCCCCCTGCCATGCAATGGAGAGAGGGTGAGCCGTGTTTATCACGACACAATGGTTAAGGCATTAAGAATCGAGCTTGATGGGCTTAGGCGTAAGATCGTGATGAACAAAATCGTTGCCAACTAAGGAAGCAGACGGAAGTAAGCATGCGCTTTGTTCAAATTTGCAGACAAATATATTTGCGTCAACACCAGCACTGTTAGCAATGGAAAAAGTTTGATCAAGGATTTGTTGGCAGTTCATTGTGCTTTTGAGGATATATCCCTCTGGAATCAGTCTGCAGCAGCTATCGTCAGACTCTTTGATTGTTTTCTGGTACAGAAAGTTAAGCATTAATTCTTCAAATTTTTTGGTCTGTTCGGCTGTTGCTTCAAACAGACGAACGTGAACATAAAACTGGTTCATTAGGTTTCCTTGCTGGCTGTGTGAGAACTCCAGCATACCACCGAGCCTGAAGTGGTGAAAAGACAGGCAATAGTTTCATTGCTGTGTGTAGTCTTGGCGCTACCAGCTTGTACCCTTGCTTCCGGCTGGTACCGTCCTTTTTACAAAACAGAGAAGAGCATCACCGGACGACGGGCTCATAACCCAATCCA